AGCTGATTCGAAACACGGTCAGAGGCTTCGCTCAAGTCGAGCGTAGCAAGGGATCCTGTTAGGGATCCCTTACGAGCCATACGCTGATTAGGCGTTTGGTCGTCAAAGCCAATCATCCGTTTAAGGTAGTTAGTCTTAGCGAATGATTCAAGGAAACTGTGAAGAACCGCCTGCTGTGCGTACTGCATAGCTGTTGGTTCAATCGCAATAATCCTAGGTGCTTTGAGTGTCTTAGGAACTGGAACGACCTTAACGGGCGTTTCAGAACCGGGTTCGAGGATATCAATCCCGTTCAATTCACCCCAGAAACGGGGTGACGGGATGAGGTACTCTTCTTTTGGAAAAGCCTCATCCAATCGGGCGGGCCAGGTGGTCTGTCGAAACTTGGCGTTTCCGCTAAGTTTATCGGCAGTCTTCCCGGGTCCGTGCTTGGGGAGCATATCGTCCATATAGGCCTTAAGGTCCATATCGTCGAATATCTTCCCAAACAAAAGAGAGCTAACTCGTTTGAAATCGGCATGATCTGCCAGAGTCAAACGGAGGTCGTTCTCCTTGATGTCCTGCTCACACAACACAAATTCGCGCATTGCTCGTCTATACCTCGCAGGAGTGCAAGGCATAGACACTTTGCTCATCATGCCCGCTAGGGCACGAATTGCAAAGATTGCATCAATGCACGGATCAGTGAGCAACTCGCCGCTGTAGCGGTCAAACACACGATCGAGAAAACCCCCTAGAAATAGGGGGAGCTCTCCTTTTTTCCGAAATCCGGAAAAAAGACGACGATCGACATGACCTTGGTCAAGAGCTTTTTGGAGATCTTTTCCAAAGTCAGGTAGGGTTATCGTATAAAACGAGAACCCCTCGTGCTTGAACCGTCCTTGGACAGTTTTAATGTCCATGGTGGCGCTAGTGCAACACCAGGTAGCCATCTCAACAGCTACCTTTTGCCAGAGCAACATTAGGCTTTTCAAAGGCCCTCCTTAAATAGAGGTGACTTTCCTTAGCCAAATGTTGGCCGCACAGGTCCCTAGCGTATTTCCTCGCTAAGGATCACTGGAATTCGAAGTTCCTAACTCTCACCGCCAAGCAATTTGGTGATGAGGAGGTCGGAAGCTGCTGTGAACTGGGCCTTGAAGCCCGCGTACACAGCCAGCGCCTCAGCGGCCGTATACCCGACCACCGGTGTGTCGAAGACGATGTAGTTACTCATCGAAACCTTCACGTTGGTGGCAGGGATAAACGGATCCGCTGTGATCTTCGAATGGTCGACCCGAAGGACTCGTCGAGTGCGCCTTCCGTAAACGGAAGAGGCAGTCTCAGAGACCAGTCCGTCAGCACTCGAGTACGACGACTGATTCGCACCCACGCTTACGCGCGGAAGCGAAATCGCCGTACCTGAGATGGTGATTGACTGGGGATCTGCGTACGACATATGGCATTGCTCCTTAACTCAACCAGAATCAACTGGAAGAGGGTGTTTTTCGGTAGTACAACTACCGGCTAACTCCGGGTAATTCCCAGAGCAGCCAATATGGAAACCTGTAGTGGAGACAAACCACTAAAGGTGAGTCCAAAACCAAAGGGGTTAGCCTTCCTCCTTTTCTTGGTCTCCGTTCGGAGAACAAGAGGGAGGACGTGGATGGGACTTGTGGATGTAATTCCACAGTTCCCTTCCAAGGTATAGATATCTGTCACGATGGTATGTTCCATCATGTATCCATACCGCATAACCAGACCATTGGTTCCGAAACGCGTGAGATTCGAAATGACATCTCCCGTATTAAAGAACCAATCAGCGGCCCAGCTCCAGGGTGCCAGGTTCCAGAGAACTTCTGGATCCAATGGATTGCCAAACAATTGTCTGGCTTTCCCGGCCAAACTCACTATTTCTTTCCGGGAGTCATATCCGGAAGGAAGATAGTAAGTAAATGCGCCGGAAAACCATTGGTTGCGGACGGTTTCCCTCCGTCTCACCAGGTTTACCCCAGGATTTGCGATGAATGCTCCTGCGTATCCAGTAGGCGCCCAAGGGTGCTTACCAGATCCGACAACAGATTCATCGGTAGTCCTTTGCTGTGGGAAGTTATATCGTCTGCGAACCACTTTGCCAGCATCTTTCTCATACTGCGTTAGCAGCGAGTCAGAGTTGACAACTCCGTTACCAAAAGACTTGATATCGGAGATTAGTGGGGCCCAACCGAACTGGTAGTTGAGGTATTCCTCACCTGCCCGTTTGGCTAGGTTCGCCTGGCTCTCCCAAAGGGTACTACCTATAAGGTGCGGCAAGCCGTCCTTATAGAGTTCTCCAATGGCAGTGGCCAGAGATGTAACTGGATTGCCAGGTGCACAGGCTGCAATAGCCTTTGCACCCAATGCGTCCAACACTGAATCAGAAGATTCAGATGAAGGAGGCATTGCGGTCGCGGGATTAGTAGCAAGCAAATGTCCGTTGTAACGGAAATTTAGCGAACCACTAACGACTTCCATATTCACCTTACCTCTGCCGGCATTTCTGTCGACTTCGGATTTGGTGGTATAGAATTCGCCCCCGAGATCACTGAGACCCGCCTTTTTGGGCGGGGGCCAGTGGTGGCCTTCCGAAACAGTATACTGTTTCCCAAAGACCGATGAGGAGCCCTTCCCAGAGAAATCCCACTTGCTAGCGGTTACAAGCTTTGAATAGCTTGAACCTTTAAAGCTAACAGGTGGTAGATCTCTGCGTCGGGCTCCTTTCGGTTTTGACACAGCAGCTCCTCTGGTAGGAAATAACACATCGATTAGATGTGTGGTGTAGTTGCACTGCGTCGGGCAGGCCCTCTCG